CTTGCAGGGCTCCAGCGACGGGATCGACTGCACGCCACCGCCAACCGTATTCGCGCGAGCGTAGATACGGTTCAACAGGTCTACGTCGAATTGCTGCGACGTACCCAAGATGCCAGCCGAGCCGGTCGCGGCACCGCCCCACATGATGTGCTCGGGATCGGTCGCCGAGTTGACCGGAGACAACGCATTGCCAGCGAACGACGTGAAGCTGGGCGGCAGGATGTAATCAGCATTGACGCCGCGAGCGCCCGACGCGTACACAAAGTGCAGCTCGTCCTTGACGCGGGCGATGTAGTCCGACACGCGTTGACGGCCAGTCTTGCGCAGATCGTGAATCGTGCGCTGTTGGCTCATCTTGCCGCCGCTGTTCATGCCGTGACGCATCTGGTTGACCAGAAGCGAATCCGAGTAGTAGCGGATTTCCTCTTCGTTGCCGGCCATCGTGTCGTCGCCCTCGGTGTACATCTGCCGAAGCTGCATCACGAGGTCAAAGCTCATGCTGTCGCCGCGCTGCTTTGACAGGTCGGTCAGCATTTGTACCGGCGTGTGTGCGTTTTCGCCGACGCCGGTCATGGTGGAGTCCCAGTAGGACTTGACGGCGGTATCAACCGCCAGGAACGCAGAATATTTCTTAACTGCTTTCGGGTCATTCAACCCGACAATGGTGCGAGACATTTGAGTGCTCCATTCATTTGGATGAACAGAACGCACTCATGCGCGCTCTACTAGGTTCCTCGTGCCTCCGCGAATTTGACGGCCATTTCCGCTGCGCCGACGCGCTTTGGAAACGTGACCCGAACATCCTGCGGTGCGTCGATCACGAGTTTGGCGCGTTGGCCGTCCTTGCTTTCGAGCGTCACCCGAACATCCGGGCCGATGCCGATAGATTCACCGACACGTAAGACAGTAGAGAGTCTCGCCATTCTTTTTCGCTGCAACAAGTAACAGCGTGCTACACCAGCGCTTCGTACTCTTCGCGGTCTGCAACAGACATCCGCGCCAAGGCGTTCTCAAGCTGTCCAACGGTCATGCCTTCCAAGTGCGCAAACTTGCCGGTGACGGCAGGCGAGCTTGCCGCTGGCATTGCCGCGATAGATACAGGAGGTTTCGGCGTGCCGGTCGGACGGGCCTCTTTTGTCGGCGCTGCTGCTGGTGCCGCTGCTGGCGCTGGCTTGGCGAACAATGCCGGCATCTCTTTCGCTATACGGGCATGCGCCTCGGCGAAAATCTGCCGTGCCGTCCATTCTTCCTTCTTCTCGACAAGCTCGCGGCCGACTTGCCCAACGGCTTGCCGGAACAGGCCTTCGGCCATCTTGCTGTCGGCGTATAGTTTGTGCTCTGCCTCAGACGTGAATGCCTTGTAGGCATTGTCGAAGTCCCGCTGCATGGCCTGGTTGCGCATTTCGACCTGGTCGCTGTGGCGCTCGATCAGACGTTCGGCTTTGCTGATGTTGTCTCGCGCGGCATCACGCTTCGCGGCAATCGCATCCAAGCCGTCGACGTATTCGGTTGACGACAATTCGCCGGCATCAAGTTTCTTGCGGAGTTCAGCCTTTTCGGCGTCGACGCTGGCAATGACCTGCTTTGCGGCATCGATGTCACTGGACGCTTTGTCCACGTCTTCCTGCTTGATGGTCACAAATGCCGCAGTGGTTGGCGCCTCGACGACACCAGATGTTTCCGCAGCAGGCTTGGCTTCGGCGGTTCCCGCCTGTGGTTCCGTGTCTGCGGCTTTCGCGCCGGCAGCCGCGGCGTCTGTCGCAACCTCTTCTGCGGCAATAGTTTCGGCGCTTTTGACCGGTGGCGCTGCTTCGACGTTGTCGGGCGATGCAGACGAGACAGAGTAAACCTCGTCGCCTGCTTCGGCCAGCGCCTCAAGCTCGGCCGGGCTTAGTGAGGCATGGATGCGCGCCATATTGGCGTCAACGGTTGCACGATCAACTTGCATTGGGTATCTCCTGTGGTTGGGTCATCGGTGCAGCTTCATTTAACGGCACCTGTGGTATGGGCTCCGGCTGCGCTGGTAGGTTGGTTGGAACGGTGGGCGTCTGATTGCCGCCCGGCACATCGGCACCGGCAAGAAGTTCGGCCCCTACTTTCGCGGCTGCTGGGCTGGCCAGCACCAGTTGACCGCCAGTCACGGCCTCGTTGATCGCCTTAATCGCGGTCAGCAGTTGTTCGGCGCTCCACTTCGTGCCTTGGGCTTCCGCTGCCTTGATGTCGGCACGCAACTTTTCTGCCGCCAGTTCCTTCGCGGCTACTTCGGCCTCGGCTCCGCGTTTCGCCAAGGCGTCTTTTTCCGCCTGGGCTTGCTGCTGCGCCTGAAGTTGCTGCTGCTCTTCCGGTGTCGGTACGGCATCCTCGTCTCGCTGGCCGGTAATGGAACGTATGCGTTTGGCGATCTGTTCTGCATACGGCGAATCTGACGAATCGACGTACAGGTCCAGCACGGCGCGAACCAGTTGCGGATCAACCGGCGCCAGCTTGGACAGCAGCTCCATCAGTTCTTCCGATGCCGCGCGACGCGCAGATTCGCGGAAGTCCTCGATGCTCAGGTGGAAATCGGCGCGGCTCTCCGTGATCGGGTTGACCGGGTTGCCTTGTTCGTCGACGCCATTGATTTGAGTGAACTGCTCGACGCCACGGTCATTGAGCACGCGGATCATGCGCTCTTCCGGCATGAACTGCTCGGCGTTGGCCAAGTTCAGTTCTCCGGCTAGCCGTAGCGCGAAACCGTAGTTGTCGTAAATCTCGGCGCTGACGATGGTTGATTGATTCTGGCGAGCGATGACGGCTTTGCCGCTGGTGGCGTTCGACTGCATGCCAAGCGCTTCGGTCGATGCGCCAGACACTTCGCGCATGTAGGCCTTGTCCTGCACCGCCGCACGTTCAAGCTCGACCGCCAGCGCCACATCGCGGCGAATCTCGAATCGTTGCAAGGCGCGCGGCACCTCAATGACGCCATTCGGTTGCGCTATCTGCTGCCTGAGTACGCGCAGCTCATCCGGCGACATTGCGCCTTTGTCCATGATGACCTGATTCGACGCCATCAGGAACACGGCCTTGCTGCGGCGCTTGTTGATCATGTCTTGCTGGTCACGGATGCCGCGCACAACGCCGTAATAGGTGCCGTCACTTGACTTGCGGAAGCATGCCATCGGCACGGCTGGGAATCGGTTGTGCTGGTACGGCGAGACTTGTTTGGACAAAAAACCAGCGTCTGTCATGATCGCCACCCACGGCACCATGCGCCATGTCCTGTCATACTTAACGCCGGCCTTGTTCAGCAGCCACTGGAAATGCTCGTCTTGGGTGTCAATGCGCAAACCGAAGAACTGTCCCGGAGTCGTAACGCGCAAAATCTCGGTCGGTTGCTTCCACCAGGCTTCTGTAACGCGGGTCCGGCGACGGCCGGCATCCGGAACCAGCCCAGTGAACTGGCCGTACGCATGCCGCGCCATTGCGCTTTCCGTTGCGTAGCGGTCGCTCAGGCGCTGTCCGAGATAGAACAGGGGCGACGCGTTGCGCTCGTCTTCGGCGGTTTGCGCGCCGTTGATCATCTGGGTTTCGAGGAACGCCTTGCGGTCGCTGAAATGCAGTTCGGCGACGTCGGTATCTACGAACCGATCGCGGAACCAGTAACGTGCGTCGGTGTAATCCGGGTTCTGGTGGTGGCTGTCGTAGATGACGTTGCGCCACGACTCGTGGCAGACCTTAACCGCCTCGCCGTCCTCATTCTCTGAACGGGCTCCGCAGTACAGCCACGACAGGCCCGTCGTAACCATCTCCTTGAATGCCATTGAGCGGTGCATCGGCTCGTTGTTGGCATCAGCCAAGAACTTGAGCAGCGACGTCTTCGCACGCGCTGGAATGCGGTCGCCCTCCTCGCGTGGCAATGCCTTGCCTTCGACGCGCATGCGGCGCTCGATGCCGATGTAGTAGTCAACAATCGGCTTGATTTCATTGGCGATGGCCGGCGCCTGATACCGTTCTGCCAGCGTCTGCAGCTCTTCGGCGGTGTACTGCTCGTGATCGCGGTAGGCCTCGTCAATAGCCGCCTGTTCGCGGCTGTGCTGCTGCACCTGGGCTTCGTATTCGCGCCAGCGGATCAGCTTGCGGTGAAGCTCTTGACTCTCCGGGCTGTCGAGTTCGTGAACTGCAGCCTCGGTAGAGTTGACCGGTTTGTCGTTCGCTCCAAGCTGGAAATGCTGATCCAGCCTACTGGGTTGCTGAACGATTTCGTGTTCGGTCATCATTGCAAAAGCTGGGTTTGCAGCACCGCTTTACCGTCTTGGTGCAGCGTTACTTCGGTTGTCGGGCGCTCGTATGTGCCGTCCAGCCGCATGCCGTCAGGCTTCGGCGGCATCTTCAGCAGGTCAGGTAGGTTCTCGTAGAGCACGTCCATGATGGCGTGCATACTGCTGCGCGATGTCGGATCAACGCCGATGTGATTGGCGATGCGCAGCGCAACTTCGGCCGCGTTGCGGGCATCGTAGTTGCCGGTTCCCGTGACGAATTGATGCAAGTCCCGCAGCGGAATGATGTACGCGGCTTTTGACCGGCTAGGGCACGAGATGAACATGCACGGCTCTTCGTCCAGCCATTCATCCTCGTTGGTGTACCACTGCATCGAAACGGCGATGTCATGCTTCCAGAACTTGCGGAATGCGGCATCGCCACCGACAACGGTGTACGGCTTTCCATTGGGGCCGATGATGTCTAGGCTCATGCTGTCTGCAATCGCGTCGCAACAAAATCACGCACGACATCCGGCCATTCGATGTGGCGATAGCCATCAAGCAACTTCTGGAGCAGGATTTTTTTCATCTCCTGTTCATTGGCGGCGATGACGTTTTCTACCGCGTGACAGTCAGGCGTCCGCAACACCACCGCAAGGCCTCCATCCGGGAGGGTGGTGCAGGGAACGATTATGTATTCGTCATCGCCCGGGTTGTCGCTTGGCGGCATTTCGACCCAGATGTCTTTGACATTGCTCGGCTCATCATCATGCGGCATCGTGGCGTTCTTCATGGCATGGCCTTCCGCCATCCTGGTGCGCAGCTCGTAGCCCATCAGCGGCCACATCTTGTTCACGGCGTTGTCGCGGGCGATCTTGCGGCCGATTTCGGCATCGAAGTTTTCCGGGCTGGCGCACGCGCTTTCGCCAGTCACGGTAAAGCCGTTCTTGAGTACCAGCACACAGATGGTCAACAGATTGAGGCTTGCCGGAGTCTCCCAGCTTTTGCAGGCGCCGAGCGCAGCCAGCGCGCTACCGACGGTCAAATAGTGCTCGCTGGCGATATTCGCCTCAATATCGGCTGGCGTCACGCGGGGTGCGGTTTTGCCCTTGGCCTGAATCATCTGTTCAACTGCGCCGTCATTCATGCGGTTTTCCTTTAAGCGGTTTTCCAAGATTCGGCGCGATCGCGTCCGACCCTGCTTGTTGAGGGCTGTACAGTGGCAAATTCCCGGCTTATCCACAAGTAACGGAGTGCATCAAGCCGATCATCATTGGTTTTGACGATCTTTCCCTTGTCGCGGCGATACCAGCGCTTTTCGCCGATGATCCCGGTGCAGGTGTTGAAAATCTTGAGGCGCCCCTCCGTGAACGCCGTCAGAATCGACTGAATGCCGGCTTCGACTGACGTCTTCACGGCCTTCGTGTCTTCGTCCATCGTGTCGGTTACGAACTGCGCGCGTTCCGGCAGCATGTTGACGCCCTTGTCGCGGTACTGTCCGGCCAAGCCTGGGCCTGCCGCGGTGTCGTTGTTGCCGTCGTGCGGCCACGCCATCGGGATCCAGATACCACGCGCCTTGATTGCGTCAGCATGGACGGCAACGACCGTTTTCGATGCCGCATACTCGGCATAGACGTACGTCGTGTCACTGTCGCGGTCTATGGCCCCCCAAACGACAGACGTCGGGTGATCCCATCCGAAGTCCATCGCGGCCAAGCGTGGCCAGTGCTTCGGGATCGGGAACGGCTCGCATGTGATCAGTTCGTCGGGGACTGGATAAATCAGGCCAGACCCGAGCTGCGGGATTCCTTTCGTTCTGGCGTCGCGCTCGTGCTCTGGATAGGCCGCCAACAGCTCATCTTTCATTTCGGCCGTCAGGTGTGGCACGTCATCCCAACTTGCCGAGATCAGCGCTTTAGACACGGTAGTCTGCCTTTTCCAAGAACTGCACCACCAACGGAGTCACCCCCTCTAGTGGGGTGAACGTCAGAGAGATGCGGCCGTCAGTAGTGGCGGTGCGAGTCAAA